TACATCATCTGTAGCTTCTTTGATAGTTTTAGCAATATCAGCTAAGAATAAAGATTTAGTATTGAAAGTACGAATGATATTTTCAACACCATTCTCTTTAATGAATCCACGGATTACAGTATCACGAATGATATTAGTAGATTCTTTTTGAAGATCAGGAATCATACATTCATTATAAATATATTTAATAGCTTCAGTTAAGAAGTGTTCTTTAATCATAGCTTTAGCAGCCATACGGATATTTAAAGAACGTTTAGAACGGGCTAAAGAACTTTCAGTCATAGCACCAATTTCAGGAATGATAGTCTTAGACTCGTTAAGTTGTTTTTCAAGAGTAGCCTTTTCAGCTTGTTTTACCGCAGCAGCGTACTTCTTAGATAGGTCAGTATAACTATATGTTTGCTCGTGGAGTTTGTCTAATTGACTTTGTAGAATTTTACTTTGTGCTTGTAGTTCCTCTTCATTGAAAGCAAACCAATCACCTCCAAAATTCACCCCATGAGAAGCCCATTTGTTACCTGCTTTCTTTTGCTTTTGCAAGTCCGCAATGAGTTTTTGTCGGTGCTCTAACTCCTTCTTAATCTCACTCTCTGATAAGTTCTTTATATTAGAGCTCCAAGAAGCTAAAACATCTCCTTTTACATCATTCTTGGCGATTTTTTGTCTTTCTTTGATATACTCACTAACTTCGCCCATTTTATGAACCCAAGAGTTGCCAAACACACGAGTCATTTCCTTATCAAAAGCACTATTTTTCTTCAGTTCATTTACATTATACCCACTTTTACCTGCTTTTGCGTTGTTCAAAATCTTTTCAAAATCCTGATATTTCAAAAAGTCATTTGTACGTTGGAATTTCTTCTCTTCTGAATCGTGTTTCGCTATCTCCTGCTTTAACTTGAGTATATCGGCAAGTTTTAGTTTCTCAATATCATATTTAGCAAAGATATTCGGATACTCTTTTTGTAGAAGAATAAGTGCCTTTTGTCTGTCTGTATCGGCTAACGCCTGATTGGTAGCACTATCTATAAGCTCATCAATCTTTTGCTTATGCTGCTGCTCCCAGTCTATGGATTGTTGTTTTTGGTTGTTATAATCCTGTTGTGCCTTATCTGCCGCAGTAGTTTTGTCTTTCAAAGCCCATATAGCAGCACCTAATCCAACTACCGCAGTAGCTACTAATACATAAGGATTGGCTTTCATAGCAGCATTGAGAGCTTTAGTGGCAACAGTGGCAGCATTAGTAGCAGCAGTCTGTATGCCTTTAGCTATAGCATCTTCCTTGGCCGCTACTGCCCAACCTTTGGTAAGTGCAATATTCATTAGTACAGCAGTTCTATACGCTCCATAGGTAACAATAAGCCCCGCTATCACCTTTCCTAATGTCTTGTAATTCTCAACCAAGAAAGTAACCCCTTGAATAGCCCCTGATATATAGCCCTCGCTTGCTTTTCCTATATCATTAAGCATTTGGTCGAAGCTATCCCCAAGGTTGGATATTTGCCCTCCTAATGACTTGCTTTGTTCTACCATTAGGTTAAAGAAAAGCCCGCCCTCATTGGTCATATTCTTTATAACCGCTTGTACCTCTGGAAAGCCTATTTTCCCCGCAGAAACCATGTCTTTAATCTCGGTTTCGCTCTTACCTACAACCTTACTCAATTCGGCTATAATAGGAATACCTGCATTCATGAACTGGTATAGGTCATTGGTCATTAGCTTTCCTTGTGCTTTGACTTGTCCGTACACATGAATAAGTTGCCCCATAGGAACACCTAATCCCGCAGCGACATCACCCATACGGCGTAGGGTCTCGGTTACTTCCTCGGCAGGGACTTGAAAGGCAAGTAAACGCTTAGCCCCTTCAGATACTTCCTCTAATCCGAAAGGGGTTTTAGCTGCTAAATCAGCCATTTGCGCCATTAGATCATTGGCTTTCTCCTTGCTCTTTAGCATAGTACCAAAGGATATTTCAAGCTGTTGAAATTGCGAGCGGACAGCTACCACCTGCTTAATGAAGGCTGACGCTCCCTGCAAAGTAAAATAGGCAGTAGCCCCCTTGATAAGGTTCTGCCATACTTCGGCTTGTTTTTTACCTTCTTCCTTAGTCTTTTCTGTCAAGCTCTCAAATTGCTTTTTGATAGCCTCAATATCTTTCTTTATATCTGTTTGGTCTGCTCTTACCTCAAAGAGTAGTCTACCTTCATTTTCTTGCATAGTGGTTTGTTTATTACTGGATTGCTTTTAATTTCGAGAGAAAGCCCGCGAAGTCAGTTCGTGTTTCATTTTTTGGTGATTCCTTTTTGTCTTTCTTATCGTAATCATACGAGGGTATCACAGAACTATATAGCATTACATTGGCGTAACTCATATTTAGCACATACTCAAAGGTTAGCCTGTACTGTTTGGCAAACGAGCCTACGAGCCCCCAGATACTATCGTTTCGTTCTCCACCTCCTTCGTTGGTTTGGTGATCATCATTCCTTTGAGGGAAGTGGAAATTACGAAAAAAGAGCGTATATCCATTTGTCCTATTACCTTGAAAAAGGCTTCGGATATTTCAGATACAGGAGCTTTAGTCAATTTATTAGCTAATACCTCCCCTTGGGTAATATTCTTCTTTCGTTTCCAAAACTGCCAAAAAGGGGGGCGCACTATCTCTGTGAAGCGGTTACCTAAGAGGATAACAGCCACAGCCCATGCTATATTCTCGTAATCTTCCGCCTTGTGAACAATAGAGCCGAATATATGCTCCTCGTCAATGGTATCGGCGGGTATCTTGCTGATGTACTTTGAAGCCCTTACCAATGTAATAATAGAGGGCGGAGCGACTTTATACGCTTCGCCCCCAATGATTATTGTGGTTGGTTCTTCAAGTAGTGTTTGTGCTACTTTCTCTTCCATAAGGTTACGCTACTTTTTCGGTTGAAAAATATCCTTTACCACCATCAAGTGAAGTGATTTCAATTTCTATATTGTAGCCACTTTCCTCGTCATAGGTAAGAGTCCCTGTCATAGAACAGTAGAATATATCTACTTTTTCAGCTCCTGACACTTTAGGAATAATAGATACTGAGAATTTCTTTTTGGAAACAAAAGACTTCATAACGAGTTTATCTCCTACTTCTTCAATATCCCAAATCTCAGAAAGTAGTGCCTTACTAAAGTTTTTTACAGTACATTTAAACTTGTAAGTAGGCTCTCCTTTCATTTGGTCAATGATTTTACCCCCGATGGCTATCCATTTGTACTCCTTACCATCTTCTTTATCTATATTGTAACTGCCTTCTTTGACAATCCCTAATGTCTTAAGAACAGTACCCATTGCGCCTCCTGCTCCTGGCGCTCCGAACTTGAATTCTACTTCGCCCCAAGTAGTGGCGTTGTTATCTACGTATGCCATAATATAAAAAATTAATTGTTAATGATTAATTACTTTGTTAGGTTTCTAATGTCTGACTACTGAAACCTGACTACTGATTAAATGTGTTATACCTAAATTTAATTTTTGCGTTGATGAAAAACTGCTTTATATCCGTCTCCTCAAAGGTTTGTATCATCTGATGAAGCTGTAATCTGTAATTGCGTAGATCCGTTTCTGCATTCTCTATGATTGGCATTAAAGCCTGCTCGATAGTATCACATCGTACGAAGTCTTTCCTATACTGATTATCGTTGTTCTTTACCAAGGGGACAAAGATATTGATGTTAATTACCCCCGTTTGGTATTGCCCATCTAACCCAGTAAGGAAGGATATTACACAATCCTCTTTCTGTGAGTTCAAGGGGCGTACCCCATTGCGGTAAGTTTGCCCATTGATAAGAGGGTTTATTTTATCCTTAAAGTACTTGTATATATCGGATTCTATTTGTGAGGCTGTTTTCTTCATTGTGATAATGCTTTTAAGAGTTTCGGAACTTCACGCTCGGCTAAGAGTTCAGCGGAAGTAAGTACATTGTAATTACGGGCTTCTACATAGCTTGCGTACTTCATTCCTGCAACCACAACAAGCACAAACCCCTTTGGATATTGAGATGTTACCTTATTGATGAATGCTTCACCCTCTTTTTGTCCGCTTTTTCCTCCTTCTGTCCCTCTTTCAGTATGGGTAAAACCTCCTTTTTCAATGGGTTTGCCGTCTTTTAAGACAATATACCCAATGGACGAACGGAGGTTACCAGTCCTATCCTGATAGCTACCATACTCACGTGCTTCATTGATACACTTTTCTCCTACATACTTCAATATGCGTATTACTTTTTGGTGATACTTTTCTATTTTCTCACGCAATATACGTTCTATATCGTTGGAATTGAATTGTGGTGTTATCATACGAATATACGGCAATGGAAATAATCTCTTGAAAATCGTATTACTTGCTTTTCGAGGCGAATATTCCCCTCTATATCTACTACTTGCAAGGTAGTACCCGCTTCTATTTTTGGTGTATCTTTGGGAGCATAGATAGTAGCGGTACATTCAAATATTTGACCATCTACTTTGCTTATCTTTTGCCCTGCTCCTGCTATCTCATCACGACATACGCCTATTTCTTTCCACTCGATAGGGTCGCTTGGATAGGAAGGTATGCCATCATCGTTGATAGTAGGCTCTTGCGATACTTTCGCCTTTAATAGGTACGGGTATATTTTCATTTCCTTGCAGTATTTAGAATAAGTGAGTAATATCTCTAACGGTAGCTTTGACTTCTAACAAATTATCTCTACCGAGCTGCTTACAAAGCAAATTGTAAAAGGCAGTAATAGCCGATTTGTCATAAGAAAAAGATAATCCACCTTCAGAAAAGGACACTGGGCGTAATAGGAGTTCAGGAATG